GTCTCCCGTTTCAAGGGCAAGCCGAAAGCGAAGGTCTGGTCGCACATGGACGATCTGAAAGCCCTGAAGGGTAAGAATGTCATTCTTGATCTCGGGGGTTACGTCGTCGCTGGCTTGTTAGTGGAAGCGGACCAGTTCACGATTCAACTTATTAACGAGAGTAGTAAATCAATAACGACTTATTTCAAGGGGAGCATGATCTCCTTCCGCGCGGCTATCTAAGATGCCCGCGCTCGCGTTAGTCCCCGAGGAGCCGGTCGAGCCTGGCTATGACTTCGGTGAAAGTTTCCAATCGAAGATCGTGGCGTTCCTTATGCTCGACACGAAGTTCGCTCAACGCACCGAGGGCCTGATCGACCCTCTGTATTTCACCAGTGCGTCCGACGCCGCGATCGTCTCCGTGTGTCTCAAGCACTATGCGACCTACAAGGAAGCGCCGCGTTCGACGCTCGCCCACGTTTTCAAGAAGGCGTTCGACACAAAGCAGATCAGGGCCGACCTTAAAGCCGACGTTCGCGACACGCTTCGGAAATACATGAAGAATCCGCTCGAGGATCGCGAGGTCGTCATCGACGAGATTTCCGACTTCGCCAAGAATCGCGCGATGGAGCGCGCGATCATGGCCTCGGCCGAGCTCGTGGGTAAGAAAGACTACGCGAAAATTCGCAAGCTCATGGATGAAGCTCTTCGGGTCGGTAGCGCCAGCGACGCCGTGAGCTACGATTATTGGAAGGAAGCCTCGAACCGAACCACGCTTCGCAAGGAGCTGCTCTCGGGCGTCAAGGTTCGGGATGGCATTACGACCGGCGTCGATGATTTCGACAAGCTACTCTACCATCACGGATGGGGCCGTAAAGAACTCGCCGTTCTAATGGGGGCGCCTAAAGCCGGGAAAAGTCTCGCGCTAGCTGACTTCGCCAAGGTCGCGTCGATGGCTGGCAAGAACGTGATCCTTTTCAGCTGCGAAGTCTCGGCGCGCATCATCGCGGATCGCGTAGACGCTTCCGTAAGCGACATGATGATCAAGATCATCGGCGACAACCCGATCGCTGTGCAAGCCGCTGTAGACGCCGCGGCGAAGCAGTCAGGGGCCTTCGCGATCGAGGAGTATGCTTCCGGCTCGCTGAAAGCTTCCGAGATTAGGCGCGTGCTGGATCGCTTCCGTTCGACCGGCACCATCTTCGATCTGATCGTGGTCGACTACGGCGACCTCATGGCGCCGGAACGTCACTCAGACGAGCTGCGGGAGAACCTACGCACGATCTTCATCGATCTGCGCGCGATCGCCTTCGAGAACAACGCCGCCATGCTGACGGCCACGCAGACGAACCGTGAGGGCGCCAAGTCAGCGATCTCGAAAATGACCGACGTGGCCGAGGATTTTAATAAAATACGTACCGCCGATGTGGTTATATCGATCAACTCGACCGACGCCGAACGGCTCGCTGGCGAGACCAGACTGTTCTTCGCAGCCAGTCGAAACACGGAGAGCGGCTACGTTCTGCGTATCAAAGGCGATCGCGCGAAGATGCAATTTTTGAATAAAGTAATCGGCAAGGAGGCATTCTAATGTCCGACGACGCCACCGAAATCTCGGAGGCGCTCGATCTTGAAACTTGGCTAGAAAACGAGGGTATAGCGTTCAAGGCGGTTCAGGGTCGCAGCGGCCGTCAGCTTCAATTGCTCGAATGCCCCTCGTGCGGCAAGCGCGAAAACAAGGTCTACCTTAACGCCGAGACTGGGATCGGCAACTGCTTCTCTGGTTCATGCGAGACCGGGTTCAACAAGCTCAAGTTCATCCACATTCAAACGGGCCTGAGTTGGCGCGAGACGTTCGAGCATTGTCGCCAGTTTCTCAAGGAGCAAGGCTGGCGCCCGCGCAAGATGGTTACGGCCGCGGTCGAGCAGGAGAAGGCGACGCTGCCGGATTCGTTCGCGCTGCCGACCGAGGACGGATCAAACCTTCAGTATCTCGAGGACCGCGGTATCACGGGTGAGCTCGCCAAGCACTTTCACTTTCGCTTTTGTGAGCGGGGCTGGTGGAACTTCACGCGTCAGGACGGCAGCAAGGGCGGTCAGAAGTTCGACATGCGGGTGATCATCCCGGTGTACGACCTGGATGGAACCTTCGTGACCTTCCAGGGTCGGGACATCACTGGCGAATCAGAATCCAAGTATTTGTTTCCAGCGGGTCTCCCTGGCACGGGTCGATTTGTCTACAACGGGCAAAATTGCGTCAACGTTAAGAGGATGGTTCTTTGTGAAGGCGTTATGGATGTCGCCGCCGCCAAGATCGCCTTTGATGAGGACGTAGCCCTGCGAGGCGTGACGTGCTGCGGGAGCTTTGGAAAGCATTTGTCATATGGGGATCTGAATGGCGACGACCAGCTCGGTAGGATTCTCAAGCTGAAAGGCTTCGGATTACAGGAAATTACCTTGATGTGGGACGGCGAAGCGAGCGCGCTTGTCGCCGCGCTCGACGCCGCCAAGCGCATTAAGAGCCTCGGGCTCAGCGTCCGGATCGCCATGTTGCCGGCCGGAAAGGATCCTAACGAGGTGCAAGGCGCGGTTGTTCGGGAAGCCTTCTATAAGGCTCAGCCTTATACAACCTTACTCGATGTAAAATATAGGATTCGCAATCCGTACCCGGTACATCAACACTGATTGCAATTTCCCAGTCGAGACCCGCGTCGATCTCGTTATAACAGAGATAGAGAAACGCGAGCGAGAGGGCGACATGAGAACGAAACAGATTGAGGGAAGCGACCTGCTCCCATTTGCTATCCGAATTAAGAAATGGAACGCTGAGCATCGCGGCGGCACAAAGAGATATGAGCTTATCTCGCTCTCCGCACCGAGCAATACGGGACCATATCTGATCATCGACCGCTACGGTAAACTTCACGCCGAAGGTCAGGTGAATATTCACTGTCTCACCAGTACCGTGACGACGTCCGGGTCTTGCACCATCTTCAACGAGGCTCAGAGCGTGAAGCAGGGTCGCGGCTACACGATAAAGGAGACGGCCGAAGACTTTGCGGTGACGACTTTATCTGAGCTTAGACGGCATCTGCCAACCGTCGTCATGAGGAAACTCCATGAGTATAATGGTACAGATGGAACGTATCTATCCTTTCTATTCAGCGAGCTTCATCGGGAGACTTTCGCAGAGGGCGACAGCGACGTCATCACTGAGCCGCCGGTCCCACTCAAGCTGATCGAGAACGAAGTTAAGAATCCTAATTGGGGAGCCTTCTGATGGAGGAAATCACCGAGGACATGGCTGATCATCTGTTCGGCCGGAAATCTAACTTCTCGCCGGCAGAGGAGTGGTTCATCAACGAGATCACCGCAAGTTTTAGCTATAGCGTCACCCGTAAGACTGGCTCTATTCGTCGGTCGGCTACAATCGACAAAGCGGTTCTTGAGCGTAGTGTATTCGCACCGCACCGCAATAAAGAGGACATGTTAAAGCAGATCGCCATCAATATATGGGCCGAAGAGGATAAGTCATCTTTGATTTCTTCTTCGGCCCCCGACCTTAACGCGACTTACACAGGCGACAATATATTCGTCAACATAGCGTATGAAGAACGCATGATGAAGCAAAAGGAAGCGCGGGAACGTGCTGATGCGAAAAGAGCCCAAGTGAAAGCCGAGCAAGACGCTGCTATAGTCTTGAAAGAGCAAGAGAGACTAAAAGAGCAAGAGAGACTACTAAAAGAGCAAGAGAGACTAGCAGACGAAAAGCGCAAAGCTTTCTATTCTTCCAATACTCAATACGGAGCCTTCTGAATGTCGAACGGTAATTCGAAAACATTTTCTCCACAGAATATGTGGAGTTTCGCCTGCCCGATTTTCGGCGCGGAGGTGAAGATAAAGGACTGTCTGAACCTGCGCGATCAGTGGATGCGCGGTCAGGGTCCGGAAGTTCGCAAGGGCTGTCAGGGCTGCATGTCGAGCTCCAAGTGCCCGATCATTCACGTCATCAAGGAGGTCGACAACAAGAAAGACTCCGACCCCTACTTCTCCGCGGAGCCCAGGCTCGGCCGACTGTCGGACTATGTGATGAAGGCTATCGCGCCGATCATCACGGCGGAATCGACGCTGAACCATCCGGCCTACATCACGATGCTGCCGCGGCACCGCGAGCTGATCGTCGAGGTCAACGGCCTCGAGGGCTTTAAGCATATGAAGGGGCTCGCGAAGGGAACGACGCTCGAGGATATCGGCGTCAAGGAGCGCAAGGATGCGCCCCAGGCTTACAAGAAAGCCGCTCCGCCCAGCAAGACAATCGACACTACAGCTGCCGAGATCGGCGACTATGCAGCTGCCATCAACGCCGCAATGAAGGACGCTGCCTAAATGGATGCCTTTTCACTGATGAATACTCTGCGAGCCATCGATGCGAACGGCTCGCGCACGATCAAGGAGTCGATCCTCGAGAAGGTGATCGCCGATCGCTTTGTTCAGGAGGTGATGAAGTGGACGCTCGATCCGTTCATCACGTTTGGGATCACGCCGCCTCGCGTTGAAGCGATGGGCAAGTCTAGCTTCGACATTAACTCGAATCAAATCTGGGCGCTGCTGACGGGCCTCAAGACCCGCGTTATCAGCGGTTCGGAAGCGCAAGACATGGTCTTACAGACGATGGAGGCGCAGACTCAAGCAGGCGCCGATCTGCTCTGGCGAATTCTGTCGAAGGATCTCCGCTGCGGGATCACCGGCAAGACCGTGAACAAGCTGATGCCGGGATTGCTCCCGGCCTTCGACGTGCAGTTGAGCCACAAGTACGAGCAGAAGCGCATCAAGACCTTCCCGGTGGCGATGGAGCCCAAGCTCGACGGGCTGCGCGCGATCTGTCTGGTTAAGGATGGCACGGCGAAGTTCTTCTCGCGCGTCGGCAATCACTTCGCGGCGCTCGACACGATCGGTCAGAGCGTCTCGGACGTCGTCGCTCGGGCTCACGCCTATCTCGTCGGCTGCAAGATATTGTCATCCGATATGCGGCTCTGGCTGGATATTCTGGGCGGTGACGCCGGCCCGACGATCGCTCTGGAAGGCGAGGCGCTCAGCGGTCTCTTCGCTGAAACCTCCGGCGCGGTGCGGCGCAAGAGCGTTCAAGCCTCGAACGTCCAGTATCATTTCTTCGACGCGGTTCCGTTCGACGTCATGACCAGCTCGACGCACAAGGGCTTCAATATGCCGCATTCGAAACGCCGTGAGTTCGTGGAGTTTCTATCGACCTTCGTGAGGGAGGAGCCGATGCGCCTGGTGCCGCGGCGCCTGGCTCACTCGCATGACCAGATCGACGCGATCTTCGAGGAATATCGGAACACGCCGCTCGCCTCCTATCTGGCGATGGGCGACGCCGATCTCGAAAGGGAGTTGTTGCTCTCGACGACGGACCTAATCACCGGCGTCAAGATGCTCGAAGGCGCGATCGTCAAGGTGCTCGACGCGCCCTACCAGAAGAAGCGGAGCTACGGCTGGCTTAAATGCAAGGCGGAAGAATCCGAGGATCTTCGCGTAGTCGGCTTCTATGAGGGCCAAGGGAAGTACGAGGGTATGCTGGGTGGTCTCGTCGTTATTCGCGGCGAGGAGGTTTTCGTCGATATCGGCGGCGGCTTCTCCGATGCGCAGCGAAAGCAGCTGTGGGTCGAATGTATTGAAGACAAGGCGAACAATGTAGGCGGTGGTCCTACGAGCGAGCCCGGTAAGGTCATCGGCCGGCTGATCGAGGTTGAGTTCCATGAGGTCACTCCGGACGGCTCGTTGCGACATCCTCGCTTCAAGATGTTCCGTAATGACAAAGACCCGCTTCTTAAGGCGGCGTAAAATCAACCAATATTGACTTGCCGTATTTGCCTACGGTAAGATGATGGCTCGGGTGAAAGCCTGACTGTCCTCTGTCAAACGGGATGCCTGTTCGGTCAGGTGTCCCGTTTTTTTGTTCTAAAAGCCAGTTCGAACCTTAAAAGCGACGCTCGGAGAGCCTCGTCAACCACGATAGGTCTTAGAAGTGAAACTGGATGACTGGTTTCAGTCTGAATTTCCGACTTAGCCGCGGCGCAAGGCAGCGGGTCGCGGAAGATATAGGCGTTGCTTGTCCGAAGAATGCGACATCCTTCTGACGCTTGCACACGAATAATCCGGTTCACCCAGGTCAGGATGTTGGCGCGCTCTAACATCTTGATCGCCTCGCAGACCGTATCGCGACAGCAGCCAGCCCTTTTGGCGATCGCTTCGTAGCTCGGGAAGCAGCGACCGTCCTTGGCGTTGTGAAAGCCCCACAGGAGCGCCTGTAGAACATCCAGGAACGCCCTCGTGATCGGACCCTTGTGTTGCCTGGGCCGCCGGTGCCTCGCGCTCCACGCCCTCGCCTGATTCATGATGCGTATCTTCGCGTTGCGATCCATGGGAATGCCGCGTGCGCAACCGAATACCTTCTCGCGATGATAGCAAGTTTTCATGTCCGCTCTCCTTTAGACAAAGAGGGAGCGCTCACGGCCACGTAGCCGTTGACAGAAGGTTCGACCAGGACATATAAAGGAGATGCAACGCCCCCTTTCTGTCTGGTCTTTTGTCCTGGTCGAACCTTAATCTGAGAACCTAAGCCTTCGTGGGATGCCATCCCCGCGGAGGCTTTTCTCTTTGTCGGTTACATCATGTGGTTAATTTCTCACTTATGAAGGGCGGCATTCTGTCAGAGCCGATCGATTCTGCAAAGCCCTCCTCGCTGAATCGCTCTTTGAGGGCATAAATAAGAGTTGATTGCTTTGGGAATATCAGCTAAACGTTTATTCACACACAAACCCAAGGGAAAACTGAGCGCATCCACCCTGCTCTGTCTATAATTATCATGTGTCGAGCGTCGAAGCTGGGGGAAACAGCAACCATTCGAGGTTATGACAGTAAGCGGGGTGATATAACAAAGGGAAATAGATAATGATGGTACAAGCTAAGCCTGGAATGCCATTCGCCGATACGATGATCGCGAAATTGATCGATAAACGGATCAATTATCTAAAGGGGGAGAAATCACAACGCGAGATTGCGACTGAGATTGGCTATGATAAGCCGAACATGATCTCCATGTTCAAACGAGGCGAAGCTAAAATCCCACTTGATAAGATTCCCGCGCTGGCGAAAGCGCTCGATGTTGACCCGATGCATATGTTTCGGCTCGCGCTGCTTCAATACTGGCCCGCCATGAATGATATGGTCGAGAAGATGTTCGGCAACGTCGCGACGGCGAACGAGGAAAAAATCCTTCTTAGAAGGTGGCGTAAGATGACGAAGAACCTGGATCCGAAATCGACGCCTGAGATCGAGCTCGCGGTGCAGGAGATGTTGGAGAAGATCAAACCTACACTTCTCTGATGGTTACAAGGAGAGGGCGCCAGTAAAGCGGCGTTCTTTTTCTTTGACTTCCAATAACAGTCGGTATTGATTTATGTCAAGAATCTATAAAGCCGCTGTAACAATAGAGGGTGATCAGTATGGTATCATAATAAACACCATCGAAATTATGTGTGGCAAATATGATGCGTTATGTCGAATACTCGACGTTATCCGTTGACACGCAAACGATCATACATTAGGCAACATGTTAGCGTAATGATGAAATTAAGCGCTATTGATGCCGCGATAACGGCGTCGCAACCATAACAAGACAGGGGTTAGATAGGGTGATGAAATCCAATACTATTTCTATGAACATGAATAGAACGCAGCATGGGTTACTTGTTGCTGTTGGAATACGTCATCAAGTCGTCGAAGAGGTCGATATCGAATCGGCATACGAGATCGCGGCTGAGTTGGATAATATCTCGTGGTATGAGACCGATACGAATAGAACACTTCGCGGCGTGCACTTTGTCCGCGGCGACATCTATATTGTGTTTGGCACTTCGAATATGGCAATGATATTGCCAATTGCTTCCCTGTAACTAACAGTCTATTCTAACAATAGACGGAAAGAAGAATCAGAGCGAAGCAGGAGACACAGGCGAGATGAATAAAGAGATCGCGATCATAAGAGAGGTTGTCGTCAAGGTGACGCAGCTGCTCGCGGGCAAGGGGCTGAAGGTCACGCAACAGGGCGCCCAGGCGTATGTAAAGTTCGATAAGTCTGGCAAGCCGGTCGTCGTCAATATTCCGCACATCCCGGACAATGCGACTCCCGACTTGCTGATGGCGATTCAGGGATTCATGGATCACGAAGTCGCCCACATTCTCTTCACCGAGTATGACTTTGGCAACGCGGAGAAGAAGAAGAACAAGGGGCTTCACGAGCTTCATAATCTCGTGGAAGACCCGCTGATCGAAAAGCGGATGGGCGAGAAGTTCCCAGGCTCGACCTACAACTTGCGCCGACTGGCGGAATTCTTCGTCGATAAGATCACCGCCCCGAAGCTTCTCGAGGTCAAGGGCGACAAGTCGAAGGAGTTCGGCATCCTATTGGTCCCGGTTGTCAGGGCGCTTTCAGGGCAGAAGGTGTTTGCGGAGTGGCTGACCAAGAATAAATATTGGGATCATGAGCTGGTCGCGGAGTTCGTTAAGAAAATGCCGAAGGCGTCAATCGACGGCTTGGTGACGATGCGAACCACTCGTGACTCGTTCGCCATCGCAAAAGTGATGCACGGCGTTCTCTATCCGCCGCCGCCGCCGACACCTCCCGCTCCCCCGACGCCTCCTCCTCCGCCGAGCAATCCGAGCAAGACGAAAGA